TCAGCCGGACTCCTTGGCAAAGTACGCGGCGGCCTTTTTTAGGATGTCTCGCTCTTCGGTCACCCGCTTGAGTTCCGCGCGCAAGCGACGCAGCTCGGCCTGTTGATCATCTACCTGCTGCCGCTGTGCTTGGGGCTTGCTGTAGCGCTTTACCCAGGCGTACAGGCTGTGCGCGGACACGCCTAGACGCTCCGCCACATCGGCAACGCGCAAACCGCGCTCGGTGACTTGCTTGACCGCTTCGATCTTGAATTCTTCGGGGTAACGCTGGTTGCTCATGGCACCTCCTGATGGGCCTCATTATGAGGCTTGGAGGTGTCTACGAAACCAGGGGCGATTCAAGGCCATCAAGAACACCACGAGCGAACTGAAAAAGCTTGGCGTCGATACCGACAACGTCACTGCCGAAGAAGAGCGGCTGACAGCGGAGTTGGAGACCGGCAAGAAGGCTTTGGCCGACAACCGCGAGGCGATCAAGCAGAAGCGAGTCGAGGAAAAGAGGGCGGCGGATGCGACCAAAGAACACACCGACCGTGTTGAGGCGGCCCGCTCGGCTCTAAGCGATGGCGCGAAACGGGTGCTGGCCTTCGCCGCCGCTTATATATCCCTTAACGCTGCCTTCAACCTGGTGCGTGGCGGTCTCAACCTGGTGCGAGACGGCATCCGCGCCGTGATCGCCGACGGCAGCGACAACGAGCAGGCGCTGGCTCAGCTCGAAGCGGCTCTGGCCTCAACGGGTAATGCAGCTGGGCTCACCGCGCAGCAATTGTTGGACATGGCGGCGGGTTTCAAGCGCTCGTCCATGTTGACTACCGAGCAGATCCTGGCTGGGCAAACCCGTCTGCTTTCCTACACCGATATCGTAGCCAGCGAATTCCCGGCAGCGATGCAGATCGTCATCGATCAGCAGCAGCGCCTCGGCATCAGCGTCGAGCAGTCGGCGGAGATCGTCGGGCGCGCGCTGCAATCGCCGTCGGATGCGATCGCCACGCTGGGCCGGCAGGGCTTCAAACTGGAAGACGGCCAGAAGCGCCTGCTTAAGCAGCTTGAGGCCACCGGCCGCAAGGCTGAAGCGCAAGCCATCATCATGGACATGCTGACCGAGGCCTACGGTGGCGCGGCAGCAGCGGCTCGGATGAACACCTTCGCCGGCCTGCTGAAGACGGTAGGCGACCAGTTCGGCGACTTCGCCGGCCGTGTGGCTGATAGCGGGGCGTTTGAGTATGTGCGCGGCAAGCTGCAGCAGCTGGCCGACCACCTCGACGAAATGGCGAATGATGGCCGCCTTGATCGCCTGGCTCAGAGCCTGTCCGATGCGTTCGTTAACGGCGCTGAGGCTGTTTCGAAGTACGTTGAGAAGCTCGCTACGGTCGACTTCGAGGGGCTGGCCGCGCGTGCTGCAAGCATGGCGGCGCAGATTGGCCCGGCCATAGAGCAGACGGTCACTGCAGGGCGTTACGCGACCGCGACCTTAACGACCGTCTGGAACACGTTCGCGGGCGTAGTGAGCAGCGCAGCTGCGCGGCTGACGTTGGTGGTACAACAGACGGTCGGTCGTTTGGCGCTCGTTGTCGGCGAAGTGGCTGACGTCTTTGGCGGCTCGGAATTTCGAGCGAAGGCGAGTGGGCTATACGAGCTTCTTGGCGATCTCAGCGCAGCATACGCTGAGCAGGCGAAAACCGACTTTGGCCAGGTAGCCGGCGCCTGGGATTTCCTCACCGAAAAGGTGGAGCAGAGCGCCGCCGAACAGACGCAAGTCGTGAAACAGGCCGCTGACGATCAGTTCGAGCACGTCGTGCAGCGCGTCACCGACATGAACAACGCGCTCGCGCAGATCGACGCGGCAACGGGGGCGGCGCAGTTCAGACAGCTGGGCGATGAGCTTTACAGCGCCTATCAGCGCGGCGACCTGAGCCAGCGGGAGTTCGCCAGCGGCACCGCAATGGTCCAGGCGAAGCTCCGCGAAATTGGTGGTTCTGCAGCCGGCATGGCGTCGGCTGTTGGCATTGCAGCCGATAGTCTGAAAGATCTCGCTGCTGTTCAGCGAGCGATCAGCGACGCCAAGACCGATCGCGATATCACGGCCATCAGCGCAGCCCTGCGGCGCCTATATGACGATGGGCAGGTCGGCGCTTCCGAGTACAACGCTGAACTGGCCAAGCTCTCCGCACGCCAGAAGGAACTCAAGCAGGCCCTGGAGGGCGGCAAGAAAGCCCAAGACGACAAGAACAAGTCGGACAAGGACGCGATCGTCACCAGCGAACAGCTGCGCCGCGAGAGTGGCAAGCGCATGGAGGCGGAGCGGCGGGCCGGTGACGAAGCCATGCAACGTCGCCGTAAGGAATCTAGCGACGCTAAGCGCGACATGTCCGCCATGGAGGGGTTCTTCTCCGGTGTGGTCAGCCGTGCGCGGGAGCCGCTTGCTGCGATGAGCGCAGCGGCGCTGGAGTTCTACGACAGCCTGCGGGGCATCAACAGCGTCAACGTGTCGATCGATACCAGCAGCCTGGACGCAACCCGCCAGTCGCTGGCCCAAGTGACAGCACAACTGGCCGAGCTCCAACGCGCCGCGGCCAATCCGATGATGAGCAGCATCGGGCGCTGGGCGCTGGAAACCCAGCAGGCCAGCCTGCAGGCCCAGCAGGCATTCCTCGGCCAGAAATCCGCGCTGCAATCGCTGATGGGCGACTACGAGCGGGGCAATCTCACTGCCCGTGAGTTTGTCCGCTCGGCCAATTCGATGCGCCGTGCGCTGAGCCTGCTCGACGATTCGGACCTTTCGAGCCTCGAGTCAGCGATTGCTGCGGCTGAGCAGCGCATGCAGCAGATGGGTGAATCCACTCGCAGCACCCTCGACTCTCTGCAGGATGAGCTGGACAACCTGCAAGGGCGCACCGAGGACATCGAGCGGCGTCGCTTCGCCAGCCGGCGGCGTGAACTGGAGGCGCAGCTGGCCGAGGCCAATGCCCAAGGTGACAGCCAGGCAGTGGCCAATGCCTCGCGCGCGCTCGGGATGCTTCGGCAGATCGAGGCCGAATCAGCGCAGCAGCGCCAACGTGAAGAGCAGCAGAAGCGCATCGAGGCGCAACAGGCCGAGAAGCCAGCTGGATCGGAGCAACCGCAGGCGCCGAGCAAGGTCATCCGCCTGGAGGTGCCTGGCCGGCAGCCTGTCGATGTGGCGGTGAGTAGTGATACCGACGCAACCAACCTGCTCGGGATTCTGGAGCAGGCCGGCTTGAGGGCTCTTTGATGCAACTGACCCTGGACGACATCGACCTGGCGGATAACCCCGACCTGGGCGGCGAGCAAATGGAGTGGGTCGACGAGTGGGACTGGAATGCCGTCGAGCAGGAGCAAGAGCGCAGCCTGAGTGGTGCCTTGATCATTCAGGAAGGGCTCAAGCTCTACGGCCGGCCGATCACGCTCAGCAGCAACGGCGGCGCATGGTTCACGCTCGCGAAGGTCCGCGAACTCGAAGCCGCTGCCGCTACGCCTGCAGCAGTGCACTTGCTGACATTGCCAACCGGTGCACAGCACTACGTCACCTGGAATCGCGCTGCCGGGCCGGCAGTGCAGGCCCGCCCGATTCATCGCGCCGTCAACCCTGGCCCGAACTGGCTCTACGAGTTGACCTTGCGCCTGATCACGGTGGCGCCACCACCTATCCCGGAAACCAACCTTGAACCCTGACCGGCCCGCCAAGTGCGGGCTTTTTGTTGCCTGGAGATTGATGGCATGACGATCAACGTCACCGATGTGAAGCTGCTCAAGAGCCAGCGCCTGACGGATGAAGACGATGGCGGTGGCCGTGCGACCGGTAATGCCGTGGTCGATGGCCAGGTCAACAACGTGTTCCCCGACATCAGCCGCCTGGACCGAACCACCGGCCGCATCAACCTGCGCAAGCTGTTCGGCGGGCCGATGACGCAGAACGCCGATGCGTATCTGGGGGCGCATGCGATCGTAACCGAGGCGCCTGCAGATCCGCGCGTCAGCGTCTTGCTGTTCAACACCCGCAGCCACACTGATGAGCGCCGCGATGCGCGCAACGCCATCGAAAGCTATGTGGCTGCGGCGACGACGGCACAGTTCGAGCTGCTGGGTACCCAGCTGGCAGGGCAGCGCGCCATTGCCTGCGTACAGCGCGAAGAGCAGCGCGTGCCCGAAGTCGGTGACGTTTTCCAGCTGGTCAGCGCCGGCGCTTCACAGTACGTGCGGCTGACTGGCGTGGACTCGCGTCTGGAGCAGTTCACCTACGATTACGGCAATGGCAACTTCGTGAACTTCACGCGCCGCCGTCTCGATCTTTCGATCAGCGCGCCGTTGCAGACCGAATACCCGGGTGGGCAAGTTACCCCTGCCGGCACGACCGCCACGTCATTGAGCGGCGCGGCCAAGGCGCGGGTGCTCAGCACCCAGGTGGCCGATGCTGCGCGTTACTACGGCATCAGCCCGCTGGCAGAGGCCGTGTCCGCCGGTGCGTTGAACCTGCGTGTGCAGTCCGTATACAGCCAACTTGTGCCGAGCACCACCAAAGAGGCCGCGCTGGTCGACGTGCTGGGCGGATATCAGCGGCAGGTGTACCTGCCGGCCGGCCCGGCGCGCTCCGTGGCGCTGACGGTGGCAGCCGGTGCGGTTGCCGGCGAGTCGCGAACCTTCCTCGGTACCGGCTGCGCCCCGGGCACCCTCAGCATCACCGCCAATGGTGGAACGTTCGCCGACGACAGCAAGGGCGGTTTGCGCTTCGTCAGCGGCAGCAACTGGATCAGCTCTGGTCGCATCGACTACCAGACCGGTGAGGTCACGCTGATACGCACCGGCACGAGCTGGACCGGTGCTGCCACGGGCAGCTACCGCCCAGGCGCTGCGGCGACGGGCGACACGGTAACCGGCGAGCTTGAGATTACACTTGGGAACCGCGGCTACGTGTACACGCTGAACCTGTCCGGTGCGGTGCCACGCGCCGGGACGCTGTCGGTTTCGTACATGGCGCTGGGCAAATGGTATGAGCTGCGCGACTTCGGCGACGGCCTGCTGACCGGCGAAGGGGCGGGCACGATCAGCTTGGCCACGGGCTCGGTCTCGATCACCCTCAACGCACTGCCGGATGTGGGCAGCTCGCTGATCTACAGCTACATCAGCTCGGCCGACAACGCGGTGACCCAGCGCGCCGGCGGCACCGTGGTGCCCAAGCTCAAGGTGCGCCATACCTTGCCGGGCGGCGGCGTGCTACCGGGTTCTGTTACGGTGACGTTCACCGCTGGTACCGCGCGGACGCTCACCGACAACGGGCAGGGGGTTCTCAGCGGTTCGGGCGGGACCGGCACCATCGCGTACGCCTCCGGCGAGATCGTGATGGAGCTTGCCGCAACCCCGTCAGGCGGGATCGGCTACACCTACAGCCAGGGGGCGGTGGGCAGTGTGCCGCTCAGCGTGAGCAGCGACGGCAGCGGCATGGCCACGTTCACAGTGCCGGCAGCGCCGCTCAAGCCTGGCTCGGTCCGGGTCGACTGGATGACGACGCGTCGCCAGGCGGCGCCGGCCATCAACTGGCAGGTTATCGAAAGCGGTAACGCCTTGCCGGTCTACGATGGCCAGCGAGATCTCGCCAACAGCGCCAATGACAATGGCAGCGGTGGATGGCAGGGCGGGCGAGTCGGGACGATCAACTACACCACCGGACAGGTGACGCTGCAGGTCGCTCAGCTGTACGACTACGTCGAGTACACCTACAGCAACCAGGCCAAGCCGGGCCTGTTCGGGCGTGGTACTGAGCCGGTGTTGATCACGACGCCCGTGCAGGTGCGCGAGCAGTTCGGCGGTACGCTTTCTGTCGCCGCGCAGCGGGCCAACGTCGCGTCCGAGCCGCAAAGCAGCAACCAGGCGCTGCCGCCTCTGTCGGTGGAGCTGTTGCCCGGCGTGGGCGAACCCATCGTGCCCGGGTCGCTGCTATTCAGCTGGAATGGCGCGCTTTACACCGATCGCAGCGGCATCCTCTATCGGGATGTGGCGAGCAACACCAACGGCGGCACGGCGGTCGGCAGTGTGGACTATGTGTCGGGCATCGCCACGCTGAACAGCTACCCGGGCAACGCGAGCGGTGCAGCGTCGCTGCTGGCGTGCCTGACGGCATCGGCGGGCTTTAGTGTCACCGGGGCGACGTTCCGCACCCCGGGGGCTCCGCTGCGAGCTGGCAGCATGCAGATCACCGTCGTGCGTACGGACACGGCTGCGATCGTCACGGCCGCGGCGAACCTCAACGGCGAGTTCTCCATCGGGATCGTTCACGGTACGGTGGATACGGCAACCGGCATCGCCCGGCTGCGCTTCACCACCAACCCGGCCGATGAGAGCGCGGCGAGTGACGTGCCGGTGATCCCGCTGCTGCTGCGCTACAACGCCGTCGTGCAGACGCGGTTGCCCCTGGATGCTGGCCTGCTGGGCCTCGATCCCGTGCGCCTGCCTGCAGACGGCCGGGTGCCGATTTATCGCGACGGCGATGTGGTGGTGATCCATCACACGGCGGAGACGGTAGTGAGCGCGCCTACCGCTGGCGGCACGCTTCAGCTTGCCCGGGCTCAACAGGCAAGCATCGAGGTAGTTGATGGGGCTGGCACCATGCTGCGCGCCGCTTCGTTCTCTGCCGATCGGGAGAACGGCACGGTGACATGGAGCAACCCGCTCGTGCTGCAGGACGCTGAGGGCAATCCGGTTGGCTTGCCACTGATCGTTCGTGATCGCGTAGAGCACATGGCGCTGGTGACCGAAGTGCAGATCACCGGCGAGCTCGGGATCAGCTCGCCGCTGCCCTGGGATCTTCCTGCTGGCGAGGCGCAGGTATCGAGCGCAGTGGCGTGGGGCGATCTGCAGTCGCGGATTCACACCTGGTTCACCCAGCAGACCTGGAGCCAGGGCGCGCCGAACTGGACCAACGCGCCGGTGGGCAACACGACGACGGCTCAATACAACAGCCTGAGCTACCCGCCGATCATCACCAACGCCGGCGGGATCTCCGGCAAGTGGGCGCTGGTATTCACCAGTGCGACGGCCTTCAACGTGGTGGAAGAGCAGCTGGGCGTGATCAGCACCGGCAACACCGCTACCGACTGCGCCCCGATCAACGCGCTGACCGGGCAACCCTACTTCACGATCCGTCGGGAAGGCTGGGGTAGTGGCTGGGCTGCAGGGAACGCGGTGCGCTTCAACACGGAATCGGCCCTTGGCCCGATGTGGTGCATCCGCACCGTGATCAGCGGGCAGGGCACGGTGGACGATGACCAGTTCGAACTGCAGGTGAGGGGGGACGCAGACTAATGGCCAGAATCTATCATCGGGACCAGGCTGGCGCGCCGGCGCTGACCTATAACGCTGCTAGTTCGGTGTCCGCAGATCATTTTGCGGCCTTCAAGGTGATCCTCAAGGCGGCGCTTGTGTCTGGCTATGGCTCGATACCGGCAGCGGGCTGGTCGTTGGTTTATGAGTCAACCACGACCCTGATCCTGCGCCCAGGCACCAAAAGCGGCTATGTCTGTTTCGTCCGAGACTCCGCGATCACGGTGGTGAATGTCTGGCTTGCAGCTACCTTTGAGGGCGTCGACGCCAATGGAAAAATCATTGGCGACGGCGTTCGCAGCGGTGTGGCGGCCAATAGCGCAGTGCCTCAACGCTACAGCGTACGCGCTTTGGTTTCCTACTCAGTGAGTACGACATGGGCAATCGTTGCTGACGAGAGCGCATTCGTGTTCTCGCCAAGCGCCGGTACTTCTTCTGCTCAAGAGGTCACCGGTACGCAGGGGAACGGCTATGAGGCCGTGACACTCCTGTACTGCGGTGATGACTCCGCAGGCGACCTGATATGCGTTGGCGGGCAAAACGTCGCGGCCGTCAGTAGTTCCACCAACCTGGCGAGCTTCAGCTCGGCAGGCTTCACTGCGCTGCGATTTCCCCATACTGGTTTGCTGATCGATACGGCCAGCATCGCGCTGTCCATGCCGGGCGCCCAAGCGGGTGCCCCGGCTATGTATTCCGAGTGGCCCGCCGGCACTGTGCTCCCGGAGGTTTCCCTCACTCCGTTGGTGTGGATTTCGTCGGGCGTTGTAAGGCGCCTGAAGGGACTGGCGGTCGACCCCCGGCTGCTCTATGTCTACAACAGTCAGGTCTCCCAGGCACTGGGTGGGCCCGTGCTGACGACGCGAAATATGAACAACGTGCTCAGCCTCGGTGACGGCCACGCGTATATCGTTGGTCGCAGCTATTACTGGTTAGCGATTAGCGCATTGCTCACGACCAATCCGGAGTTCTGGTGAAGACCGTGGCTGCGATCGCTTACTCCGCCAGTGTGCCGGCCTATGGCGAAGGTCCTCGCGTAGCGATCCGTCTTAGGCTGCTGAGGGACGGAGAGGTTACGTCTGGTGCCAAGACGGTCCGCGTTTATCGAAGTTGGCAAGGCACCGGGAAGCTCGAAATGGTGTTCCAGGCTGAGGCGGGTGAGCTCACCGAGGTGCAACGGCTCGACCTGGCCGAGCTGCTGGCCCAGGGGGAGTGGCTGGTAACGGGGGACGACCCGGCACCGCCGCGCCGGACGCGAGCCTTGTACATGTCGTTCGGCGCTTCCGGGACGTATACCTACAACATCACCAGCGGTGAGGGTGGACAGCAAGGCGATCCGGCGCGAGTGTCTGGCCTGGTCCGGGTCGAGCGGTTGCCGGCCAATCGCGAGATCGTGCTGGTGGAGCGGCCTGCCGATGGGGAATGGCGGCTGGCGGGCTTCGGCCCGACGCCAGGTGGCAGCGGCGACATTGACGTGCGCGTGGTAGGTGGCGAGGTGTATGCCATCGGCGTGGACGACTATGGTGTCGCGTTTGTTCCCGAACTGGCAGTACAGGTCGGCCAGCGTATCCGCCCGACGCGCTATGCCGGCTGGCTGTACGAGATCACCGAAGCGGGGCAGCTACCTGCTGCCGAGCCCACCTGGTGGGCTGCCCAAGGTGACAACCCTTCGCAGCCGCTGGGCACCGCTCGTGCCGTTGCCCGGCGCTACTTCCAGCCCATTGCACATGGCCCCATTCCTGTCGAGGTGGTCTGATGCTGAGTGTTTCCATCAGTGGCGCCTGGCGTCGCGCTGCAGCCGCGGATCGGCGTGTATCGGCGCTGCCTTGGGGCGTCCTGCAGCCGCTGAACCATACGGGCGCGGCTTGCTGGCGAATCGCCGAGAAAGTCGATCGGCGAGCTGCGGCATCACCTTGGGCGCGTGTGCCATCGCAAGATTTCGGCGGATCAGGGGTATGGCGAAACGCTCTTGCGCAGGACCCTCCGGCGGATGCATCGCCTTGGGCATGGGTACCGGTTCGCGATACTGGCCTGTCGTCAGGATGGGGCCGGAGCATTCGCGTCGCGGATGTGCGTCTGCGGCTGATCTACAACCCGAAACCCGCCCATAAGGACCTCGACGTTGCGGCCGGCCACCGCCGCGTCAACGAGTTCGGCCCGCGCTACAACGCGCAAACGGCACTGGAGGATAGCCTTTACGTGCCAGGCAGCGGTGCGCTGGTGTTTGAGTTCGGCGGGCGGCCGTACCTTCCCAGCACCTCGCCTCAGGTTTTCTTCGACTTCCGCTACGTGCCGGCGACGCCAGTCATCCAGCCGACCGACATGTGCACGGCTCGGGTGGGCTGGCAGTCAGCAACTCGCCTCAACCGCCGCGCATGGCTGCCATGGGGTAGGGCGCGGCAAGTCGATGGCGTGCTGACCGACATGCCCTACGTGGACTACCCGGGTCCGGTGAAGCCGCTGCCAGAGCCGCCACCCGACCCCGAGATATTGGATACTTACATGATCGCGAACACCGTGAACCTGGTCGTGCTGCCCAGCCGTACGCCGATCGAGGCGAAGAACATTCGCGTGAGCCTCGATGCCGACTCATTCAGCTGGTCGTTCAACGCTAACATTTTCACCCAGGCCGCCCTCGACTTGGTACGCCCCGACGCGCAGGGGGCGAAGACGGTAGAGCTGGACATCAACGGCTGGAAGTGGGTGCTGCTGGTTGAGCGCTACAGCCGGCAACTGCGATTCCCGGCAGAGGCCTACAGCATCAGCGGCGCCACGCGGCCGCAACTGCTAGCGGCGCCTTACGCACCTTTGCGCACAAGCTTGAACAGCGCCCCGATCAACGCTGCGCAGGCCGCCGAGGCCGAGCTGTTGAATACGGGCTTCACCCTCGATTGGCAGGCGACAGACTGGACGTTCCCAGCTGGCGCGCTCAGCTACCAGGGGCAGACCGCGATGCAGGTAATCGCGCGGCTCGCCGATACCGTTGGCGGTGTAGTGCGCCCTGCTCGCGATGCGGATCAGGTGGAGGTTGTGCCGCGTTACCCGGCGCCGCCTTGGGCCTGGGATGACGTCGATACGCCGATCAGCCGCATCATCCCGCCGGCGATGATGACCGAGCTGGGTGGCGAGTGGACTCCGCAACCGGCATGGAATGCCTGCTATACCTCGGGCACCTCGCTTGGGGTGAGCATGCTCGTGCGCCGCGCCGGTACCGCCGGCGACAACCCGACGCCGGATGTGTTCGAGGACTGGCTGACCGACCAGCCGGCGAATCAGGCCCGCGGCCTCCATGAACTGAGCAAGGGCGGCAACATCGAGATCGTCAGCTTCACCATCCCGCTGTTCCCGGTCAACGATGACCACGGCGTCGGCCTGGTGCTGCCGGCGCAGCTCTGCCGCGTGCCAGAGTCTTCCGGCGCCTGGGTGGGGCTGTGTCTGGCGGTGGATATCAGCGCCGAGGGCACCGGCGCGGTGCGGGTTAAACAGCAGATCAAACTGGAGCGGCACCACTGATGGCGACGACAAACCCCTGGAAGCGCTTCATCGGCCTGTTGCCCGGCGATGTGCGCACGGTCGCAACGGTGCGCAGCATCGATTCCACCTCAGGCATCAGCGAGGTGGAGCTGCGCACCGGAACCCGCATCACCGTGCGCGGCATCGACGTGCCGGTAAGCAGCAAGGCCTACATCGCAGACGGCACAATCACCGGCCCCGCGCCGGAGCTGCCGCATTTTGATGTGGAGGTGTGATCGGAACAGCCCGACGCCGCCAGGACTTTGGGTGCGTTAGTGCTGCTTGCTTCCGGTCGAGTGGCGCCTATGCTCGAGCGTAATGCGCATGGAAAAGACGGTGTGCGCAGCAGATGTTTTTTTAATGCGTAATGGAGGAGTTTCAGATGAATACTCAGCGCATCGCCACTCTCTTCTCGTGCATTTTGCTTGCGTCCTGCGTCAATCTTTATCCGCCCACTGCGAAGAAAGAAATCGACGCTACTAAAAGCTACTGGATCAGTTACGACGCCTCGCGCCGTGGAACGCTGGTTGTTCCCAGTGCAAGCACCATCAAGAGCTGTTCTGAGCCTGCGCCAGATATAGCTCTGACGTTAGCCAATAAGCTCGAAGGGGGGTTAACGACTCCTGGGGGTACAGAGATAACTGATGGTGAGGCGACTATAAACGCAACGGTGAATGCTCTTGCTGGGCGCAATGACGTTGTCCTTCTTGCTCGTGAAGCTCTTTTCAGAATATGCGAGGCAAGCCTGAATGGCGAGATTAAGAAGGAGGGAGTTGGTCCGCTGATAGAGTATGTGTTCGATAAAGTCGCCGCCATCGCCACTGCCCAAGCTGAGAATTCAAAAGAAAAAGCAGATGAGGCGAAAGCAAAGGCATTGACGATGGGAGTCGATCCGAAACTGTTGCAGTAAATACCTTTTTCAAAAGAACCCGCTTCGGCGGGTTTTTTATTGCCTAGGAGAAAGCAATGACCGTAACGCTCGGACAGAAGCAACGCCGCTTTACTCGCTTGGTCGGCTTGCTGATCGAGTACGCCTACCAAGAGGGCTATGAACTGACCGTCGGCGATGCCTACCGCGACCCGCGTGTTCACGGTGCGGTTGGCGAGAAGAAGTCCTACAGCTCGGCCGGATCGCTGCATAAGGAGCGGCTGGCTGTGGATTTCAACTTGTTCAAGGATGGCCAGTACCTAACGCGCAGCGAAGACTACGCGCCCCTCGGCGAATACTGGGAAAGCCTCGGCGGCAGTTGGGGCGGCCGGTTCAACGACGGTAACCACTTCAGTCTCGAGCATGGTGGCCGGAAATGATCGCCTGGCTGAAGCAATACAAGCTGTTTGCCGGTGGCGCGGCTGTACTTGTCCTGATGGTGCTGGCTGCTGCCGGCGCCTGGGAGTGGCAAGCCAATAGTTACGGCAAGCAGCTCGCGGAACAGCGTACCGAATGGGCTGACCAACTGCGCCTCACTGCCGAGGCAAACGCCGAGGTTATCCGTAAACAACAGACCGACCGCCTGGTGCTGGAAGCGCGCCTGGCTGCCCTCGACGCAACCTCAACCGAGAAACTGACCCATGCACAAACCGAAAATGACCGCCTGCGCGGCGAGTATTCTGCTGCTGACGATGAGCGCCGCCGGCTGCGCATCGAGGTCCGCATCGCGCGTGCCGACGCCATTGTGTCCGCCACCACCGGCGCCGGCAGCCTGGGCGATGCAGCCAGCGTCGAACTCAGTGCAGCAGCTGGATCAGCTGTTTGGAATATCCGAGGCGGAATGATCAGCGACCGGGAGAAGCTGGTTTATCTGCAGGAGTGGGCGCGGGCGGTGCGGGCAGGCGAGTAGGAGGTCACAGCGCACCTTCGCCTCCACCTTAAGGTGACCCAATCACGGAGGATTTATGGGAAATCTCATCATCAATCGCAAGCCGGACCAGCGGGTATTCTTGTCGCCAGAAACCGAAGCGGATGCGGCTGAGCTGTATCGTCCGCTCACGGAAGAGGGCATCTGGCTTGAGCTGTATCACAGCCGAACGCCAGGTCAGATCGTGGTTTGCGTCACTGCTCCGCCGGCGGTCAATGTGGTGCGGGAGGAGCTGCTGCAATCTAGCGCTCTCGACTAACTCCGCCTTCCGAAGCTGTCGCCCCATTCCCGCCAATTGACCCTTGCGCATCTGCAGAAGGAATTCCTACGCCCGATGCGCTGCTACTCTTATGCTTATCCGAGGGACCGAAGAGGCGGAACCAATGAGTGAAGTTACAATATGTGCGTTCTGCGGCAAGTCGCCGCCGGAAGTGCGAATTACCAAGGAACACGTACTAGCTAAAAAATTTCGGGATCGATTTCCAGAGGCGCCGAACCAGCGCCGCTGGAATAACAAGGTGTACATTTACTCCGGTGATACCGACCCATCGTTCGCTTGTAATATTCCGCAAGGGCCGTTCAACAGCACGATCAGAAGGGTTTGTAACGAGTGCAATAACGGCTGGATGAGCACCTTGGAGAATGAGGCTGATCCTTACCTCATGTCGCTGATCTATGGTGAGCCGGTTATCCGCGACAACCAGATGAGGATCATTCTTTCGGCATGGGCGGCAAAGACCGCAGCCGTATACGCCCTCTTGCATAAGGATGGTGTCAATGCCGTTCCGGATTTTCATTATCGATATCTGCACGATACGAACTGGGCGCCGCCTTACACGCATGTATGGCGGGGCAGTGGCGAGTTCAACTCCAACACCATGCTCAGGTATGTTCGAGGTTCGTTGGAGCGCGATGCCAATGAGTGTGACCACGTTCATCTGTCAGCCATATGGATTGGGCATGCGGTCTTCTATGTGTTGGGCTTTCCCAATGAATATGCAGAGGCCGTGTTGATTGAGGAGATCTCGCTTTTGGATCAGTCGCCTATAGAGCGCCTTTGGCCGCTAGAGCAAGACAACCATGGGAATGTCCGCTCTCTCGCTTACGATGAGGTTCGTGCTCTCAGCATGTGGAAAAAAAGTGCGCCTCCCAATTTTTTGTAGCCACCGCCTGCCTAGCGTGCAGCCGAAAGGGCGGATCATGCGCCTCTTTGCTTAGGGGATTTATGCTGCTGTTACGCATGAAAGGCGGAGTGACATATTCGCTCGATCGCCAGGTCGGTGGCTCTGGCAAGCATGGCATCTGGAAATTTCATAGATCCGCCAGCTCGACCAGCCAGCGCCATGCGTTGTCATCGTGGTGCGCGGACAGCCAGGCATTGAGAGGTTGGCACTTGTAGGCAAGGTCACGCAGATCCATGGAAGGCCAATCTGACACTGTTTTTATATACAGTGTCAGGCTGCAGCTCAGGTTATCGAGCCTTGGTCGATCAGTGGTGGTAGTTGCATCGGTTGGCTACAAACAGAGGGCCCGGTGCCGTAGGTATTCCCTGTGGCACCGGGCCCTTTTTTGTACCTGGGATTTACCGACATGATATGGGGCAAATTTGGGGCAGCCGTATCGCCATTCTATGCCATTCCATGCCAAACAGGCGTCGCCGCTGACCCGCGTGTTATGCGCTGGGATGCAGTGTCTACGGGGCTTCAGGCTGATTTGTTAGGAATACTTGAGCACATGGGCGTATGGGCGGAGAGATCGGCGTTGGACTTGGTCATCGGCGTGGGTGTGGTTCGTTGAGGGCGCAGGCATTGGCAGCGGGTCAGCTGCCGAACGGAAACGAGGGCGCCGCTGAAAACCGGCAAGGTTAACACGCAGCCGTGGCAGTCAGCAGGTCGCTCGCCTGTCTATCGCGCCTCGCAGGCGCCGGCATGTCATCTGTCGGGCGGCCGCCGGAATGCGTTGACAAGCGAACCGGCACTGTCTGATAACTCAGCCCCGTCGGATGGCTGCAGTGCGCTGTTGCGCAGCCTGCGTTCTGCCGTTCGATTCCTCCCGATCTCGCATCTACCCAGGCGCCCAGTGCCTGTCGCGGTAGCCTGCCTGATCGCCGCTCCCGTCTCGCCATCGTCCCGGCTGCCGTCGATCCGCTGCGGCGGCGAGCGCTTGCGTGTGCATTCTCGCGTCAGTTTCTGCAGTAACTCTGGCGACATTTATCCCTTCCCGGCCAAAGTGAGCAGCAGACATGTCCCGACTAATCGGTCTCGATGCCCTGCGCGGCGTAGCGGCATTGTGCGTCGCCTATTCCCATCTGATTGCAAAAATGAAGCGTGACGGCCAGCTCGACGAGATGGGCGCCCAGTTGTTTCTTGTCAGCAAGGCTGTACTGGATGTTGGCAAGGTCAGCGTACTGGTGCTGTTCGCGCTGAGCGGCTATTTCGTCATGGCCGCTTTGTACAAGAGCCGCGGCCGATACGAGCGGCCAATCACGGCCTTCGCCTATCAGCGCTTCTTCCGGCTCTTTCCGCTGTACTGGCTGTCGCTGATCCTCGGGGTGATGTTTCCCTGGGATGATCCGGCAAAGGCGTTCAGCCTTGCGGTCATCGCCATCAACGCGACGATGCTGCAGGGGTTCGTCTTCGTCGAGAACGTCATCGGCCTGTATTGGACGTTGCAGATCGAGATCACCTTCTACGTGCTCTGCATCCTGCTGTTCGCGCTGCGCCTGGGGGGCTCGGTACGGCGAGATCTGTTCTTTCTGCTGGCGCAATACGTTTTCACGCTGCTGCTCGCCGCCATGCGCTACAAGCTTCAGTTGAAGCTGCCCGTGGCCTTGCCGCTGATGCTGAGCGTGTGTTTCCTCGGTGCGCTATGGCGGGCGTCCGATAACGGCCGATGTCCCGAAACCCGGCGTTACGCACGTATCGCGGTGGTGGCGTTTTACCTGTTCCTGCTACCGATCTGCGTGCTCGCCTATTCGCGCGATACCGGATTCGGCGAGACCTGGTATCGCTACTTCATCAGTTACAGCGTGGCCCTCGCCGTGTTCCTTGGTGCGAGTCGCATCGCCGGTATCCGGCTGCGCTGGCTCGCGCCGCTTGGTGGGATAGGCTACATCGTCTTCCTGGCCCATCCGTCGGTGTTCGCCCTCGCCGAGCGGCTGGGCTTCGGCGCGGGCGATCTGGCGCTGCCGGGACCGTTGTACATCGTGCTGATGCTGGCGGTGCTGACCTGCTTTGCATTCTTCGTCAAGCGCACGCTGGCCGATCCGATTCAGCGCTATGGCGACGCCGTGGTGAGGCGTCGCGGCCGACGTCTGCGTGAAGACGCTGCCATCGGGCTTCGCCAGGACGCCTGA